CTCAACCGCTGCGTTAAAGGAACACTCGAACTCTTGGTTATACCTGTCCTCACCCATCTCTCGATAGGCAGCCTTTAGCTCTGAGTCAGGTAGAACTCCTGTCTGACTAGCCTTGAACTCTAGATATTTCCATCCCGGCTCAGCCTTGGCTCTGTCGGCTAAAGTGGCGAAATGGTTAGCACCGCGAGGAGTGCCAATGAAGCAAGCCCACCCAAGACGGTCGGCAAGAGCAGGTCGGACAATTTCGTTCCAAACACGTGGATTCTGATCGCCAACCTCGTCGATAACCACGCCGTCATAGTACTGACCACGAAGGCTATCAGGATTGTCAGACCCGTAAAGACTAATCCTACGCCCATAAAAATCAGCCCGTAGCTCAGATACATTGTAGGTAGCTCCCAACGGTCTAGTGTATTTTTGTAAATAATCCCACGCCACCCTCTTAGCCTGTCCATACGTCGGACAGAGGTACGCGAACCTTGGGTCTGGCTTGTCGCACTCGATAGCGGCTTTGATGAGATGGTTAATCGCTGAGACTGTTTTACCAAGTCTCCTATGCGCTACCACCACAGTAAAACGATGCTGCTCAATGGCATCATGTATCTCTAGCTGCTGCTCTCTAGGCAGGTAGTCAATGACGATCTCTGTCATGCAGTCTTTTGATACCCGCAGTTCAGACACTTGCTATTGACCAGAAATGCGCTGCACATAGGGCAGTTACTCATCTTTCGGTACTTCATGCTTACCTCCCCATTTAATGACCATCTCTTGTGCGCCACCGTTAGCCCCTGTGACTTCCTGCTTCTGCGTCTCAGCCCATCTCATTTGAGCCTTAGTCCACCAGATCAACGCAGTCGTATCACCGCCCTGAGCCTTGCTAAACAGCGTCTTGGCTATCTGTGCGCTGGCTTTAGCCTTGCCTAAGTCTAACTCTTTCCGGTAGTGCAACCGTAAGGTCTTGTCATCTATCCCTACTAGCGCACCTATCTGCTCATGAGGCAAGCCTAGACCTGCTGATGTCTCAACAAGTTTCCTCTGCTCATCACTCGGTTCATGCTTTAACATAATATTCTTTTGTTAAGGGGAAATGTTATTAATTTGTAAATTAGTGGAGCGTATGGGTAGGTGCTGCACCTCCGCTGTATCGATGGACTCGACCATTGCCTGCTTCATACGCTTAGGGTAAGGCTTTGCTAACTTTGCAACTTTTTCTTTCATATCTGCATCTAGTGGCATTAAGTATCTATGTTTGCCTTCAACAATCTTTTTCGGCAAAAAAGTTTGATTTACACCAGCATCATCAACAGTTTTTTTGTGTGACCACTTCCCATTGTAAAAGACCTTTATTGCCTTGCTACTCAACCCTGTATAAATCCAGTTACAAGCCTGATAAATCCCTCCATGATGCCCTTCTTCTGGGTCAGCATAAGAAACAATCAACTTCAAATCAGGTTGTGATTTTTTTAGAAACCTAACAGCTAATGCCATTATTTTACTTACTGGACTACTGTGCTTCTTTAGCGCAACTCTTACTAACTCACATCCATCATTCTGCTCTAACCCAAAAGGTTTAAGCATATTGTTGTTTGCACCCCTACCAAAAATAACACAACCTATATATTTCCCATCTTCCCATGCACCAATTTTTACCAATTTACCAACTGGCAAGCATTTACTATAGTGCCATTTCTCACAAGCAAACTTTACTGCTTCATGAGTAGCCCAATCAATTTTTAATTCAGGCTTCACGAGCGTCAAACTCCTTACCGCAATTAGGGCAGCAAATCCACTTAGGATCAAGCTGGTCTAGCTTCCCCTGATCTTCTTCGGACCCTGCATCAAAGTTAATTTCTTGTGTAAATGTCTTTATATCCTCTGCACTAAACCCAATCAGGTCTAGGTCAAACTCGGATTCTTTCAAATCTGCTAACTCTAGCGTCAGCATCGCTGTATCCCAACCAGCGTTCATCGCTAATTGGTTATCCGCTATGACATAAGCCCTTTTCTGGCTTTCCGTAAGGTGAGATAGCTCAATGACAGGAACCTCTTTAGCCCCTAGTTTCCTAGCCGCTAATAGCCTTCCATGCCCCGCTATGATCCCGTTCTCGCCATCCACTAGAATCGGGTTAGTCCACCCAAACTCCTTAATGCTGGCTGCTATCTGAGCTACCTGAGCATCCGAATGTGTCCGGCTATTCCGAACGTATGGGATTAGTTTCTCAACTGGAATTTTCTTGATCTGCAAGCATTACCTCTCGGTGTCATGCGTAAATGGCTGTGTACATATCCGGTCTGTTAGCCTTGATCCACTCTCTAGGCTCCTCATGGCATTTCTTGTAGTCCATCCCTACTGTCTGGCTTCCTGCATGATGCACATAAGCCCTAGAGACGAAATGCCTGTAACCCGCTTCTTGCAGGTCATGGCAAATTATATTATCTGAATACCAATTCGTGCTAGGAAACTTTGCCTTACCCCATGCCTCTCTCGTTATCGTCGCAAAGATAGGCGCAATGACTGGTACATCCTTAATCATTCGCTCACTAGCCCAATACACACCTTCCTGCTTGTCATCTGGAACCGGAAACCGAATGTTCTGATCTGGCAACACATAGTCGCTTCTTGCACCAAGGAAACCTATTCTTTGCCCGTTTTCCTCAAGAATCTTCTTATCTTCCGCTAATAAGGCTAGTGTACTTGGATTAATGACAACATCATCGTTACTGACAATTACTGAATCAAACTTACCATGCTTGAAGGCGTAGGATATAGCGTGATTGTACGCATCTCCAAAATTGGTAGCACTATTGGGGAAGAAGATGAGATTTGGGGCAATTCTTCTGGCTGATCCCAATAACCCAAGGTCACTTCCACATAAGTAAACTGGTAAGGTAGGCGCATATACTCTAATACTCTCCAGCAATATCGTAATGCCGGGGTTCTTGACTGTGCAGATTACGATAGCTTCCATGAAATTAAACTTTCATGGTTTCATTATGAATCGTGTATTCCCACCCTAGCAACTTAGCAATATTTTCTGGGGTTTCACTACCGATTAATGGCATTTTATTATAATTTGGGCAATTATCCTGAATTACTAAACCCGGATACCGCTGATCTATATAATCCAATGAGTTATAAAATTTACTTGTTGTTCTTTCAACAACTTTTTCCTCAACAGTACCAACCCAAGTATTCTCTGATTTCGCTAATTCAAACGTATTTGCGTCAATTCCAACCTTCATTCCACAAGCTAATCCGTACAATACATGACTACCAATAGAGTCAGTTACCATTTCCTCATAAGACAATAAAATATCTGCCATACGATAAAAACTTGTTGTCTCTAAAGCACCAGCACCAATCTCTATTGCCTCAAATCCTTCTGGTCTTAAATGCCTGTCATTCCACCCCAACATGACAGAATAACCCTTATTGGCATATCTTTTTGTTGTTCTATCAATAGTTTTTGATATATCACCCCAAGCATTTGAATGGGCAGGAACGTATAACTTTCCCTTGTTTCTCTTTACTTTTATTTCTTCGTTGGCAAGAAAATTTAAAAAAGGCAACCCACAAGCCTTGGCAAAAATGTTTTCAGAAAGTAATTGTTTCTCTATTTTTTCGTCTTGAACTAAACACCCAACGTGCTTATTAAAATTTGGATCAAATCCATCTCTATCGCCCGGTTGTATATCCCACCAAATCCAACCATGCTGGAAACCTCTTATAGACTTTGGGCAGACCTCTAATCCAAGATGTTTCGCCAACCACAACGAATAGCCATATAAGTCAGCTTCACCACGAACACCATTTAGTTCAATGCCGACAATTACTTTATTCATTACCACTTAACTTTATCTGCCCAATACGCAGCAGACATCTTTCCCTTCTGAATGTTCTCTGCGTGACGAGCCTTGAACGACTTTCGACGGGCTGCTTCAGACTTAGATTCACCCTCTCTAGCCGGAGAACCTGATACACCCTGCTGCCCAAATCGAATTAACTTGACCTGTTCCCCCTGCTTGGCAAGAACAGCATGGCTTTTCGTAGGATGACTCGGAGTCCTCTTGGGCTTGTTATAGCCAGCAAATTCCTCCGAACCACGCTTAATCGCCATTCTTTTTACCCTTTTTCTTACCCATCATAGGGATTTTGATTTCAATCTCAATCTCGTTGACCCCGTTCTTTTTCTTCTCTTTTTCGTCCTCAAGATACTGCTTTAGTAATTCCTTGTCAGACATCTTTTTACCGTTCTTCATCATTTTTTCTTCCCCTTGGCAGTCTTAGCAGCTAGTTTGAAAGCCTTAGCTGTAGGCGCACCTTCTGACCCCGGCTTACGCATCTTCTCCTTGCTGCCAGCTTCGATACGTTTCCGTTTAGCATGAATATTGGCATAGAGTCCGGGCTTCATTTCTTCTTGCCCTTCTTAGCCATCTTTGCCTCGCTTAATGCAATGGCAATAGCCTGTTTCGGATTGGTAACAACCTTACCACCCTTGCCAGAATGGAGAGTGCCTTCTTTGTACTCCCCCATTACCTTGCCCACCTTCTTCTGAGCTTTGGTCATCTTTTTCATTTAGCAACTCCGCTAATTCGTCCTGAAGCTCTGCCTCAGTCACACCATATCGACGCTCGAAAGCCTTACGACCAAGCCCGTGATAGCCAGTATTACCCCTATGATGCTCTGGGCATAGCGGCAAAACATTGTCGTGAGAGTTCCGGACTCCCATCCCTAGCCCCATACCTCGTACATGGTGAATCTCTGCCGGAGTGCCGGGATACCCATTTTTATAACAGATAATGCACCCAAAGTCAGCCACTTTAGCTAAGTATTCTGACTCTTTTTTACGCATTTACAGCCCTTAAACTAACTTTAATCATAACGGCTCACCATTATCCTCAGCGGCTTTGTTCAGGCGTTGTAGTGCAGTTTATCCTTGTGCTTTATCTTTATGACAGTTAATCTGGGTTATTCCCTGCGGTGCTGATGGGTAAACGTGCTGCCGCTGGTCTATCGTCAAATCGTTTGTGTAGCGCAAGGCTCGAACAATTGCAGGGGTCAACGCCGTGAACTGTTTAGGGTTCGGCTCGTCTGGGCAGATAGTGATTGTGTAGGGTAACTTAGCCATGATTATTTTCCTTCGCTTTATTAAGAACTGCTTTCGCTTTTTGTACGCCTTCCCAAGTATCAGGAACGCCACGGATAACAACACTCAACGCCTCCACCAACTCCGCATTTACCTCATCCAGTCGGCGTAGTTCTTCTTCTACTTGCCCCAAGTTAAACTCTGCAACGATTAGCCGGTTATGCAGCTCGTTTTCTTTAAGTGTTAGTACAGTCATGGCGCACCTCTCTCGCGGATCATCAAAGCTGCTACAACGCCTTGATTGTGCCATTTCCCATGTAGCCACTCTTTAACAACCTTGGCACATTCCTCGCGTTCATACTCCGCTACCAACTTTGCAAAGGCTTCCAGACTGCGCCATTGGTTCTCAGTCGCACCCCAATCAGGAGGCATAATCGCAGCTTCTTGTGACCATCTAACAATGTCATCCCTAGTCATGGCTATCCCTAATCGTTAGATTCTCCAAACTTGGATGAGGCATCATCTGCTTATCAAATAACCGCTTATACACCCTCGCAGCCTTCTCAGCCGTGTAATCACCCATATTATCCACCTCACCACACTCAGGACAGTAATCCAATCCCTCTCCACTTACCGAACATTGACCGCCAGGAATCTCTACCCAATCATCTACATAGCCACAAGCACAGCATTGAGCTAAGTTGGAATCATCTATCTCGTTCATATTTCCTCCTATTGAGTAATCCGGTCTAATGACCTGTTGCTGGCTTCCTGAGTTCTGTACACATCGATACGAGCCTGTGCTGCTACCAGCATCCATCTAAGCCTCTCAGCCTCCTCTACAGCCGCTTTAAGCCCTTCTAGTAGCTCTAAATACTCTGGATGGCTATAGGCGTAGGATTCTTTGTCAGCAATCGTATTGCCCATCGCACTAGCGAAAAGAATAGCCTTCTTAGACTTCCGATATTGCTCTAGGTAAGTCACCTCAGCCTTAGCTTGAGCATAGGCTTTGGCGTTCTTAATCATGTAATCGATGCTTTTATGTGGGTCTATCGTTTCCATATTGAAATCATATTCCTTTAGACAATAGGATAGGGC